CAGTCAACTTCATAAGAGATATATTTGGATTTGGTGGTGCAGATGCTAACTTTAGTCTTATTGAATTTGTAGTAGGTATGGCAACGAAAGCATGGGACTTTATTACAGGCATATTCACATTTGACCCAAGTAGAATTATGGGTAAGATATTTGATATTGCTCAAGTTATAGGTGCCATCACAGCTGCAGGTGTAGCGGCTGCTAAGGCAATATTACCAGGTGGTGAAAGTCCAGGTGAGGCATTCAGTAGAGTTTATAATGAAAGAATGAGTGGTGCAGGTGGTGGTGATATAGAAGTTGCAGAAAAGAAAATTAAAAAAGTTACAACAGAAGATGTAGTAGGCAACACAACTGAAATCACATACAAGAAAGATATTTTAAATTCAAGTGGTGATACTAACAACCAAGGCACAACAGTTATTGCAACAAATAACAATCAGCAAAACAATACTAGTACAAATAGTGCAGTAGTACAAAGAGTGCCGTTACATACAAGTGTTGATAGAGATTATGAGTTTGCCGCTTACAGCCACCCGGCGTATGGTTAATATTTACCTAATTCTTTTTCAGTAATAATCTTAAACTTCATATTATTATTTTCACAGTATTCCATGGCTGCTGACCATTTGGCCTGATTTTTGATATATTCCATATTCTCACGCATGTAAGATTTAGTTTTTCGTTTTGGTGTTTTAGGACGAACTGATTGGCGACTAGGTTTTATTTCAATCATAAACTTCTCATCTTTTACTGTTTTAATAATAAAATCAGGAAAGTACCTATGCCATTTGTTGTCTAGTGGAGAGAAGTATCGAACTGGTAATTCTTCAGATGCCCAATATTTGATATCTTCATTTCTATCACAATATGCCATAAACCTACGCTCTAATAATGAACGATACACTATTCTATTGTGGTCACCGACATATTTCTTGGGGTTGTTAGGTTTGTATAAACCTTTATAACTCTTTCTCATTTAGTCACCTATAATCTATATAAATATTACCATAATACAAGGATATTTATAACTCATGTTAAAGAAACTATCATCACATCTAAGTGGATTAGCTACACCATTTTTGAATGATATTACTAGTGCAGTAACCGGACTAACAGCTGGCAACGCTATATCAGGTGAACAAGGTAAAGTGGCTGCTCAGTTGCTTAAGAAATCTCCTTTTGAGAAGATGGATAGTCCTATGGAAGCATTGAAGAGGGATCCTTTAGCTTTCTCACAAGTACAATATCCACTAGACCTTACAAACAACGAACAAGGTCACTACATATTATTTTACACACTGGCAAATAGATTTGGTAATGCAGGCCAAGAATTAGAATTTTCATCTAAAATGGGATTAGGCAAAGTAAAAACTTCAGGTAATAGAGGTCCTCATAGTGATGGTACTAAGACAATAGGTGATTTAAGAAAACAAACTGGTGGTGTGGCCGCTGTAAAACAAGACAACTCAATTTATTCAGAAGTGCCGTCACATACACAAGTTACAAGTGCTATCGCATTGTATATGCCACCAGGTGTTACAGTATCATATAAAAATGATTACGAGGCTAAAGCAACAGAACTTTCAGGTGATATGGTCAACATGGTTGGTAATGTCAAATCAGCAACCAACACATCACAGGCCTTAGAGGCAATTAAAGCTGGTGTTGTATCAGGTGCAGGTCAATACGGTAAGAATATCGTAGGTGATGCATTAGAAATGGTTGGTATGGGAAATGCAGTAGAGGTAGTAAGTAAAGCACTTGGTGTTGCAGTTAATCCAAGAGAAGAACAATTTTATACAGGACCACAATTCAGAAGTTTCTCATATGCATTTGATTTTTGGCCTAGAAGTCAACAAGAACTAGACGCAGCCTCTAATATTATATCATTGTTTAAATATCATAGTGCGCCATCAATGGAATCAGTATCTAAAGGCAGAATGTTTTATGTTCCTAGTGAGTTTGAAATTCATTATATGCATATAGATAGTGAAGATGGCCAAGCAAAAAATAATACTTACATGAATAAAATATCAAAATGTGTATGTACAAGTGTAGATGTAAATTATGGACCAGAGGGTGAGTTTAAAGCATTCAGTAAAACCGGTGCACCTATTCATTACAAACTAACACTAGGGTTTACAGAAACAGAATTTATCACTAAGAACAACATTTACAATAAGGGAATGTAATGGCAAAATACTTTCAACAATTTCCTAAACTAGAGTATGATATCAATGGTGATGGTAATGTCAAACTTGCTACTGATATATTCAGAAGAATTAAGGTCAGAAGTAAAGTAAAAGATAACCTTGCCTTGTTAGACAAATACGATGTAGAAACTGGTGAGAAACCAGAAGATGTCGCATTTAAAGTTTATGGCAGTACAGATTATTGGTATGTTGTATGCCTAATGAATAATGTTGTGAACAGAAACCATGACTGGCCAAAATCATTTCAAGCATTCGAAGAGTATGTTAACGACAAGTACGCAGAACCAGGTGGTATACACCACTATGAGAAATCACAATCAAGTGGTAAGACTACATCAAATGGTCCTGGCGACACAAATTATCTTTTAGAGGTAAACAGTGATGATGTTGATGCTCAGTCAGTATCGAACTACGAATACGAACAACGATTAGAAGATGAAAAAAGACAAATTCAAGTTTTATCTCCAGCATATTTAAGTATATTTGAAGATGAGATGAAGAAACTATTGAGAACATAATGACATGTCAGAAAACAACAGAATAAAACAAGCAGGTGAATACACCCTTGACAAAGTAGAACTTATATCTTACAGACGACACCAAGGCGAACAAACGCCACATAAGGTTAATATTAAACCTATTACATTGAATGTTGAACTGACCGAAGATATCTACTCAAATACCATGGTTGGCGCAATCACCGTGTATGATATGCAAGACATACGCACAGTGTTGCCAATTACAGGTATGGAGAAATTAAATCTAGTGTTCAGTACGCCGGGTATCGAAGGCGTAAATGCAACAGAAGAAGATGGTTACCCATTTCAAATCTATAAGATAGATGAAGTAAGACAAGATAGTGCTAATGCTACAGGTAGAGGTCAATTCTATAAGATATTCTTTTGTTCAAGTGAGATGTATTTTTCATCAATCAACAGAATATCCAAGGCATACTCAGGACCAATAGAAGACGCAGTAGAAGATATATTCAGAGATAAGACTAAACTAAACAGTAAGAAACAGTTTTATTTTGAACCAACATCTACTAATGCAAAGTATGTAATACCTAATTTGCGACCATTGAACGCAATCAATTTCTTAAGCAGTTATGCTAAGAGTGCCAACTACAAGAACGCAGGTTATTTGTTCTTTGAAACACCAGACGGTTATCATTTTCGTAGTGTAGAGAGTTTACTAGGTATGGGTGGCGCAAAGGCCAGACCTGCCAAGTTTTCATTTCAATCAGGTATTTCAAATGTACGAGAAGGCGAAGTCAGAGATGTAATGATAGACATGAGTAATGTTATCAGTTACGACTTCTTGCGACCAGCTGACGCATTAAGACAGATACGAACAGGAGTTTACGCAAACACACTGATTGAACATGATGCGTTTAATAAAACCTTTACAAAGACTGAATATGACTATCTTGCCGACTTTGGTAAATACTTTCACACAGAACACGACAACGGTGATAAGGCCGCCGACAAGGGAATGATACCATTTACCAAGTTTGAAGACACAAACAAAGATATTTCGCAGAATTACATGGCCAAATTGATGACCAAGACTAAGGCGACTAAACTACATAATGACTATGAATTGCCATCACATGCAGATACGACACAGGTACGCATACCACAATATGAGGCTATGAAGAGTACAAATCTTAAGCTACAAGTGTTCGGAAACAGCCTCCTAAAGGCAGGGGACATCATTACCTTTGATATACCACTAATGAGACCACTTGGCAACACAAAAGATAAGAGGCAAGAGAGTAGTCCATATTTCAGTGGTAGATATATGATTACCGCCATAAAACACATAATTAACATGAAAGCACAAAGATACGAGATGGTATTGGATTGCATGAAAGACGCAGTAAGAACATCATATCCTGCTGAACTAGACCAGAATATAGTCAATACACCAGACAGAGGAGTAACATCAATATATCAGGCCGATAAAGATATCCTCAGTGGTGATATATTAGAGGGAGTAAACTAAGAGATGATAAGAGATTTCCGAGAATTTTCCAACAATGCACAATGGCCAGAAGAATGGCCAATACAATGGCCGTCACAACCATTGCCGAGAGATAAGGGTAAAGAGAGATGATTACCGAGTGGTTAGCCGTTGTATTCTTAGTAGCATCTCCTACTAATCCTAATATATTCATATTTGAAGAACCGACATTTAGTACACCTCGACAGTGTATAGAGTGGGTCAACAGATATCCTGGGTATTGGGTGCCTATTGTACAACAACAATATCCTGATGCAGAACTAGACAATGTATTATGTGTAAACGAAGAGAAACTAAGAGAGTTAGTACCAGAGTGGAGTGAACAGTATAAGAAACAACCAAAAGAGGAATATGTACCAGAACCGAATGAGAACGGCCATATAAATGTATGATAGATAGATTAATAGATAAGTATTATAGAGTTAAATATTCTTACTTTTTTAAGGGTAAGAGAGAGGCAATCAGAGAATTACTATGTTTGGAGAAATAATGATAATGTTATCCCAATACGAAAATACGCAGTCGGAACGCCATACCAGGCAAGGGTTACCGAAGAGGCAAACCAGTGAAAAGGGCTATGCGTACAAATCAATTAAATGGCTGAAAAATGCGTATAGCAAGCGTATTAAAAGGCGAGCAATATCGGTAAAAAAAGATGCAGTACGATAATAATTTCCTCGGCAAAAACGGTTTTATATGGTTTAATGGTGTCGTAGAAGACAGAAATGACCCACAGAAGGTCGGCCGTCTTAGAGTTAGATGCCTCGGATACCATACAGAGGACAAATCAGAGTTGCCGACAGCAGATTTGCCTTGGGCAAGTTGTGTATTGCCAGTTACTTCTAGTGGTATCAGTGGTTTAGGTGGCCATCCGTTTATTGTAGAGGGTGCGTGGGTGTTTGGTTACTTCAGAGATGGTAACGATTGCCAAGAACCTGTGATATTAGGTACTTTACCTGGCAAGCCGATTGAATATGGCAAGCCTTCTAGTGGTTTCTATGACCCTAATGTTCGTACAGATGATAGCGGCCATAGTGTATATCCACGAGAAATTAATGAGACCGATATTAACCGTTTGGCCGTCAATGATGTGAATTTGGTGGCTGCGAGCCTCGCCTCAAGGAGAGAGGCACGAAGAATTACCATGGCAACGGCCGATTTCGATGCGACCACAGGTGCAGATGGCAGTACAATAGCTGCGTCAGATGGTACTACATGGAATCAACCTACAATACCATATGAGGCCGTCTATCCATATAACCATGTATATGAGAGTGAGAGTGGCCATGTATTAGAATTCGATGATAGTTTTATTATAGATGAGAATGGTGACCGTGTCAACCATTATCGTGTACAT